CCTAAGTTTGCTGACGACTATACGTTTATGTCTGAAGATTACATGGCGCGGGACATATTATTTTCTCTTTCGGCAAAAGAAAAAGAAGCGTTATCTAACAAAGCAAAAGCAATAGCTAAAAAGAACGGGACTGATTTTCAAGATGAACTTGATGTTTTGTTGCGGGATATGCTCCCTACCCGACGCAACATCATCCCGGTGTATGTCAGTACACAGAACCCGTTTGACTACGAAAACCCAAAACATATTACGGAACTTTCTAAGCAAATATCGCTTATGGGGGAAGACCGTGCAGATGTAATGCGTGGTAGCTGGACTGCTATTGAGTCTAAACGTATCCAAGACGCTATTAAAGCTGCTGGCTTTGATGGGTTTTACGTTGTGGAAGGTGGGCGTAAGAACCTCGCCGTGTACGAGTCGTCGCAGATTAAGTCCGTATTTAACCGAGGTACTTATGGTAAAGATACTGGCAATATCTTAGAAGCGGCAGTTACGTCGAACAAGGCTATGTCACAAGCTGCTGGTATTCCAGCACAGGACTTCCGTACATTCAGTGAAGGTATTGCGCCTGCTGCGTTGAGCACTAGATTCTTGTTCGATGCGTTTGGTTGGGGCAAGCTGGCCAATAAGATTATTGAGAGTTCTGGCAAGATTTCTACGGAGATTCGCAAAAACTTCCCTGCTACTGAGCGTACTCTGATCTACATTAACTCTAGATTCAGTGCTGGCGAGGCAACGAGTAAAGAAATTGAGAACTTCAAAGTCAATAAGAGCGTCGGCTATCAGCAGATGGAACGCCTTGCCAACTTCGTTGCTAACCGACCCGGTACAGATGTCCTGTCTCTGTTTAAGTACATGGATGGTGACAAGACTGCTCTCGACGGCGTTAAGAACAAAGAAATTCTATCCCGTGCGGCAGACAATGTTCGCAACTGGTTCGATACCTACGTCAAGGAACTGCCAGAAGCTGACCAGAAGTTCTTTAACCAGCCGTTCTCCAAGTCGTTATTGTTTGCCAGCAACCGTGATCAAGTAGCTTCCAATACGTTTGGTATGCGTGGGCTAGGCAAAGTCATGGGTTTGCAGCACAAGTACGAAGAGACGCTCGATGGCTTTAAGCAGTGGATTGCAAAAGACCAGAAAGGCGGCTTAGATTTAGAAGGTCGCTTCTACCAAATATATAAGAACGATCCTATTATTTCGAATACCCCACAACTACAAGGCTACATGTCTATCAGTGAGTTCGAGAAACTTGGCAAAGTTGCTCCTACCGGCTACGTCGTTGATGCTACTCGTGAGTGGTGGCTGTCGCAGTATGAGAATGATAAGAAGTACAAGTTCACGTCAAGTATGACGGCTAGGCAAGCCATCGCAGAAGACAAAGCAGATGAGTTAGCTAACGCTATGCGTAATACCATGGCTGCACTGGCTAATAACTATGCCAGCAAGGTCTTCTCTACTGCTATATCTAAGATTGGTTACGACGCGAACGGTAAGCCTACCGCTTTGTCGGTAGCGTTTGATAGCTTGGATGCCATTAACAACACATTCAGCCGAAAAGTACGTGACGAAATAGCAGTACTAAAAGTTTCCTCCAACGAAGCCAGAACACCACAGATCACGTCTATGTATCGCCGCACGGGTACATGGGTTAAGTTGTCCGACGACAAGGCTATCTACGGCGACTTAGCTGGTAAGTACGTATCTGGTCCAGTGTGGAGTGCCATTACAGATGCGTCTGACAGACAACCACTTATACCACTTCAAGCCGTTAACAATGGTATGCGCTGGTTTAAGAAGGCTAAGACTATCTACAACCCCGCCACACACGTTACCAACGTCGCGTCCAATATAACGCTGGCCATGATGCACGATATCCCGATGGCAACACTGGGTAAGGCAGCTCTTATACTCGCTCAATACGAATTAGCACCTAGCAAACTTACTGAAACTGAACTCGACATGATGTCGTCGTTCATGAACTCCGGTGCCATGTTGGGTGACTTCTCAAGTTCTGAAGTTAAGCGCGCACTGAATGAAGCATGGGCTAAGAATATGGCCATGGAAAATGATGTGTCTCTGCTGCAGCGTTTGGCTTCGTTCGTTAATTACGAGAAATCTAAGGCTCAGGAACTCGTTAGAATTGCTGCTAAGGTTGGTACTACACTTGATAAAATCGGTACGGAAACCTACGCCGCTGAAGATAATATTTTCCGCTTAGCTGCTTTCTTAAAGAAGGCTGGTGACTTACAACGGTTAGACAATACAAAGACAGCTACGCCTGAGCAGATGCGTGCTGCTGGTGACTTTGCTCGTAAAGCCTTTCTAGACTACGACATCGACTCTAAAGCGGTGCGTATTGCACGGCAGTCAGTTATCCCGTTCGTATCTTGGGGATACGCCGTATCCCCTGTGCTTGGCCGCATCGCCCTACATCAGCCATGGAAGATCGCTAACATATTGATGGCTTACTACCTGCTCGACGCTGGTATGGCAGCTATGGCTGGCGACGATGATGAAGAAACACGCAAGGCTCTTCCAGAAACTGTACGAGAGCGCATGTTCTTCGGTAGATTTGGTCCTAATATGCACATCCGTATCCCGTTCATGGGCGACGCAGATAACCCTGTGTACTACAAGCTGGGTGACTATGTACCGTTTGCATCGATGACTAAGGGATTGCCTAATGGCGCGTTTGGTCAGAACTGGATTCCTAGTATCGTTACGCCAAGTGGACCATTTGTATCTGCCATTGCTGGATTTGTAGCTGGTGTTGATCCGTATACAGGCAAATCTTTGTATAAGCCTACGGACACACAGTGGGATAAGCTATTAAAAAGTGCAGAGTTCGGATACGATATCGTTGCGCCTCCGATGGTAAATAGCAAAAACTTATCGAAAGCTAAAGAGATTGCCTCTGGGGATAACCTTAGCATCACTGGCGCAGAACCTAGCAACGCCGTATTTGCTCGTATGTTAGGACTGAAGATATACGACTACAACGTGCAGGAGTCGTTAGCTATACAAGATAAGATGGAGAAGAGTATCGAGCGTGACTTCAAGGCTGCAATGAACAAGGCTAAGAAGGAAGAAGATAAACGTGGGTATCCTGACTATGAGGAACTTGACGAGACGCTGGAAGACCTACAAGAACGCATGGAAGAACGGGTTGCAAGACTCCGTGGTGAAGAGGAGGAAGATTGATGGCTAAGTCCCCAGCATGGCAACGTAAGGAAGGCAAAGACCCCGAGGGGGGTCTTAACGCCAAGGGTCGCGCAGCGTACAATAAGGCTAACCCCGGTAAGCCCGGACTCAAGGCACCACAGCCTGAAGGTGGCCCACGTAGAGATTCCTTCTGTGCACGTATGGAAGGTATGAAGAAGAAACTGACCAGTGCTAAGACAGCAAAGGACCCAGATTCTCGCATCAACAAGAGCCTTCGGGCGTGGAAATGTTAACTTAGGAGATTGTTATGATGAAAAAAGGTATGCCCGTCCGTGGTTCACGTACAGCCACATCGAAGTCAAAAGCTATGCCGTTTGGTAAGCCAGAAACAAAGGCTAACGAAGCTAAAGAAATGAAGATGGTCGGTGGTAATAAAGCCGCTTATGCTCGCATGGAGAAGAAGATGGAAGGCAAGAAGTATAAGTAACTACTTCATACCTGCACGTTTCGTGCGTGGGAACGATCTATTCGCGGAGGCGGTAACTGCACGAAGGTTGCCCCCTCCATTCCCACCTCCCTTGACGATTGGCTGCTTGTGGTCAACGTCCTTGCCGTCTCCCTTAGAAACTACGCCCTTACGCTCCATGTCCCGACGGGCTGCGTTACGCTTGGCGCGGTTCTTCTTCTGCTCCTCCGTGCCTTGGTAGTTAGCGTACTCAGCCTTGTAATCTCGTGCCATACCATTCTCCTAGTTAGTTCCACCCTGCAACACCGCCAGCGCCACAGGACTTTGCAGCCGTGCAGTCGTACTCGTCAGCGTCTCGATAAACCTAGGGTGATTAATATTTACTATGATGCAATGCGCTTGCCCCGGATTACGGTTCTGGCATCCTTTAAATATAGTAACCCGTTCCCGTGGTGCAATCAAGCCACCCTTAGCTTCTAGTTCCTTGACGATACGGTCAGAGCTGTCCTTAGTTTTGTTCAGCCACTTCTTGAACGTCTGCAGGTTAATAGCCAACTGGCTACCCGGCATCACAGGGTTATTGCTATCGTAAACGACCTTGAGTCTGGCAACAGCCCGTTCTGGTGCTGGAATGTGTACCTGCTCTTTCGACGTGCCATACACCTCAGTGACTTCGATTAGCTGATCATTGTGCTCTTGCAGGAACTGGCCAACAACGTCGAATACGTCCTGCTTATTGAACACAGTATCGTTCCTAAATTTCCTGACGTGCTCAATTAAGTACTGGGTTGTAGCATCGACATCAAACGGAAACAGGCCGAGCTTCTTACCGATCTTGCCCATCGTCCATGCACTGATAATACCTGTGCGGTAGAAACGCTCTTGCGGCTCGAAGATGAAACCAAACTTCTCGAAGAACGCTTTCTCGCCCTTCTCCCATACAACTTTCGGCCCACCCATGGCGATGACTGCTTCCACCAACTCAGGAAACGCCCACCCGTTATTGTTGGCAATCATGTCGAAGAACTTGTACCCATTGCTGGAACCTGTTTCATCGGTAGTAATGAATATCCTATCGTCGTGCGGCAACTCTAGCGTACGTGCCTTGAGCGGGTCGTTATTTGTCTGCACGTTCTCAAACTTCTGGTGCATAGAGAAGTTCGATGTAATCATCGTAGGTGCAGCCCATGTAACCGGCTCACGCAACTCACGGTCTTTAGTCATCGCAATCTTCTCACGACCTTGACTCAGGTCATACGCCAAGTCAGCAGCATCCTGATCTAGCATCGTAGTAAGCTCGTCGATTGTGCACGGCAAACTATTCAGTACCCCACGTATCTTGTACAACGAATTGGCTGTATCGTTCTTCGACATCAACAATATCTTAGGCGTACCAATCAAGCTGTTCGCAGCAAGCAACGCGAGTGTCTTACCCGTCGTAGTCTCTGGCGAGTAGATCGATACAACCATCGTAGAGTTACCTGCAACCTCACCAATGATACCGACTGTGCCTAGCAATACACCTGCACGAATAGTCTGCGTACCCGGAAGGTTTAGCATCTCCATCGCCTCAACCCACTCTGCACGTGTACCGTGTTCCTTAATGATGTTGGAGAAACGCCCTGCTGGTCCACGCAGACGACGATCGGTACTGCCTGTAGGTGAGCCTAATACTTTCTCGCCGCATAAGAACGAGCCGTCTGGTTGCCAACCAAACGCAACATAATCTAATCCCGTGGGAGTAAGGCTTTGTACTGATGTTAAATAGTCCATTAAGTAACCTCGTAGTTTTTCTTGGTGTCCACCGCCCTTCACGCTATACACCTGTCTGTTCAACATAAACGCAGAGAAGTCTCTGCCGATCGAAGCCAGCACTGCTATCTCATGATCTTCCTCTTGCCAGCCAGTAAGCGGATACTTAATCGCTAAGCGGAATGTAGACTTAGTAGATACGTTATCTTTATAAATACCCGTGATGTGCATTGGGTACGGCGAGATCAAATCCCACTCTGTGCTTTCTACCTGTACAGCCGCGCCATTAGCATCAACACCGTCAATTGTGATCTTGATCTCTTTATAAATCTTTCCGTCTTTCTCAACGTATGGGTGTGGCAGTGTGATCTCAACCTCTTCGCCTGAATCCACAACGACAGTCGAAGTAGTGCTTGATGATAGTTGTGCAGGACTTGTAAGCTTTCCATAGTGAGGACATCCTTCGCAACCTTTGGCGCTTACTTGTTCAAATTTCTTGCAGGTAGTCGGAGGATAATCCTTCCACCCGTCAATCTTATCCATGCTTGTTTGCAGGTCAAAGTCAGGATGTTTCCCTGCCAGCATGATCACTGCAGCCTTTACATCGGTGGCGTGTGCCGCCATACCCATACCTAGCCGCCACATCGGTTCCTTTATGAGATTACCCGCTGCGTCCGTCACTCCGCCAGAGAGTAGCATTGCTTTTATTTGCCCACAGTGTTGTGCAACGACTTCTATGTTCACTGTGTTCGAGTTCAGCACTGCTGCCAGTATCGACGATTTTGGTCTTGTCCCTCGCTGCGGTGACGAGCTTTTTGTTGCCTTTGCGAACCATGGCTTGAGTATAGTAAAAAGCTGTATCGGATCGTAATCGGGGCAGTCCTTTATACATTTAACTTCCTTCCATGGTTTTTGTTTTTTGTGGTGGGTACCGACGGGGCGTAGCACCATCGATGGGTCGTGAATCTTTGTCGTGTCAATCTGTACGTTATTCTTCTCTAACGCTACTCGTAGTGCTGTCGATACTCTTACCCAATGCTCTTTGCTGATAGCTTCGGTTAGTGGCCAATATAAATGGATGCCGTTGCCCGATGAAATAACCATTGGTGCTGGCATGCCAATCGCATTAAGAGCCGCTGACATAACAGTCCAACCTTCCTTCTGTGTTGCGTACGGCTTGTCTGCACCGATATCGAGATCAAGCGCGAGTGTCTTGAAGGTCTTTGCGTGTTCCTGTGTTCTAAACCATTTCTGTCGTCCATTAGCTGTGTGTGCATGGTTTGCAAATGATCCAATAGTGAAGTAAATAGTTGTGTCGTTCTCTTTATCCCATTGACTAATGTCAGCTACAGCTAGATCGAGATCGGTGTATGAGCCACGATTCCAAAAGAACCCACGCGGATTCTTCCCTGATGGGTCAGGCTTGTGCGTACATATAACCAACTCATTTTGCTGGGCGAATACACGAGTAAGAAAGTTTTTAGTATCCAATTTATTGCCCCTAGATGAAAAACCCCCGCCGTAGCGGGGGACGCGATAAGAGCTATTCTATTACTCGTCGAAGAGACTGTCGAGCTTTGCTGCAAGTTCGTCAGACGCTTTTACCGGAGAGACAACAGGCTTAGCTTGCTTCGCTGTTGCAGCTGCTTGGATAGGTGCAGCCTCTTCTTCATACGCATCATCAACCACAGGAGCAGGGGCAGGTGTAGGTGCGTTGATCGCCGTTGCTTTTTGCGGTGCAGCAAGAGACGCCATGGCACTCTGTGGTGCTAAAACACGAGTTGCGACTTTAACACTGTCGCTCTCTAACAACACATCAACACGTTGCATTGCCTTTTCAGGAACGTAACCTTTTTGCTTAAATGTGATCTTCGGAAAGCTGGCTGAGTCATCAAAACCCAACTCAGTAATCGCTTCTTCTGGACCAACACCGTAGTTACCTAGTTCCTTAAAGTACTCGCGCAGTGCCTTCATACCCGAGACCGGCACCGTCAGGCTATAGACTTTTGTAGGGTCAGCTGCGGGTACTACTGCCAGATGGCGTTGGTCTGCACACATCTTCGACTTGGCACCTGATGGGAGAATCTTGGAACCGAGTACGTTGTTAGGGCAGTCAGCGCAACCTGTGTGTACTGGCTTATCGATAGATACATCGGCTTTTATACCGTCGTTAGACCAGCAATCAGGACGCACGTCAGAGGCTGACGCATCGAACGCCTTGCCATAGAACACTTTAGATACGCGTGGATTTGCACCGACGATAATCGTGTCCAGTGTCACACCAACAGTTGTCTCTACGCCATCTTCGTTCAGGCGATAACGACCTGCACGGATACTAATACGGGGGATATTAAATCCCTCGCTGACGACTGCTGACGCTACTGTTGATTTTGTACCCGATTGCTGACGTGCTGCAATACGGGCGGCAATGTGTGCTGGGACTGTAGTTACATTGGTCATAATTTTTCCTTAGTTACCATTTTTAAATAATTCTTCAGCTAAGAGGTATCCCTCTAGCGGCCAAAGTTTGTCGATCGCATTTTCATACGAGTACTTCTCACCAAGCGCTTGATTGAATTTAAGTGGATCAACACACGCACTTGTTCCTACAACTACATAACCATTCTCCATAGACAGTTGACAGATAGTGGTAGTGGTATCCGGTATCACATAGTATTGAGTCTTAACTATTTTCTTCATCATGTCTGGCAACGACACGGTATTACGACGTTGTATGGTGTTTACCTGATTCATTACGGTTCCTTCGTTTGTGATTTACGGAAGTTAAATACTTTGGCAGACGCGAAGTTAATGCCCGGTGGTGGCGCACCCTTAGCCTCGATGAAACTCTTTACGCCTGTCTTTGATGCACGAGCCTCGACCATATCCCATGTGTCGTTTTCTTTGCAGTACGCAAAAAAATCTTCCCGCGATGCGACTGTCGCTGTGTGGTGCGTAGACCAGTAACCTGTACCTGCGCTTGTCTTGATTGTACTAAGCCCATCTTCCTGTGCTTTAGCAGTAAACCAATTTTCCAGTGTGACTAATTTTTGTACTAGCTCTGCTTTACGTTCTTTATGTTCTCGTTCCATCGTGTCTATAGCGTTGCGTGTTTCTATGTACTTTGCTGCTGCCATCTCGTAATTCATATCACTCCCCTATTTAACTGTTGAACTATTCGTCACTGTTGATACCTTGCACTAACGTCAAAAACTCCGCCAACGTATTCTGCTTTGCACGTAAGCGGCGGTACAACTCTGCTTCAAATCCTGTAGCCCATATGTGCCACACAGAAGTTTTGCCGACGGTAGTCAACCGACGAATCCTTGCATTAGCTTGCTCGTACTGCTCTAACGAATAGATCGGAGCAAACCAAATAACATCCTTCGCTCTAGTAAGCGTCAACCCGTGCGCTGCAACCTTCGGATGTGCCAACAATATCTGCGGCCTGTCCGTATGCTGGAAGTCATTAAATATCTGATTGCGTTCGTTCTTACTTGTGTCACCGTTAACCATGGCAACATCAAATCCGTCTTTGAGTAAGTTATCGCGTAGCCAAACTTGTACTGCTTTAAGCGGAACGAATATGATCGCTTTGTCGCCTATCTCTGTAAGTAAGTCAGTGAGTGTATTATACCGCGCCGACCCGTCTATGGCAATTGAACCAGTATCTCCATACACCACACCGCAGCTAATTTGCAACAACTTGCTTAGCATCACCGCTGTGTTCGCTGCCGTTACTTCACCTGCTGCAAATACCGTTACCGCCTTGTCCTTCATTTCCTTAAACGCTTTAGTCTGCTGCGCCGTTAACTCTGTCTTGCGCCCTACGTAATTAGTATCCGGCAAATCCTTGCACTCGTCTAGTGAGAACCTGATCGAAGGCTGTAGAACTTTCTTACATGTTTCTAGTGCGTCTTCTCTTGGTGTCCACTTAAACGTCGTCACCTTCTTCATTACTAAATCTTTGAACGTCGTAAAACTTTTCGGTACCACAGGTGAATCTACTAATCGTGCCAGTGTCCATGCGTCAGCTGGTGTCTGCGATATAGGTGTGCCAGTCAGTAGCCACAGCCACGGTTGATTCTCTTGCATCCACTTAGCAAATATCTTGTACCGCTGCGAACTCGGTGACTTGAGTGCTGTCGCTTCGTCGTAGATAACCACGTCGAACCCATTGATGTCGGCGCTCATATTAGAAAACCCATCGTGGTTAATGATCACGTACTGCACTCCGGGTGTATCTAATAATTTCTGTCGCTTCTCCTTACTACCTGTGCAAACAACGAACGATCTATGTGGCAGGTGATGCTTTAACTCTCTACCCCACACAACCGTCAGCGTAGATAGCGGTGCGATGATCAGCACCTTCTTAGCAATCTTCTCCTCTAGTAAAAAGTCTGCTGCCCACAACGCACTGATCGACTTGCCAGTACCCGGCGCATTTAGGCACAGGGCTTTACGATGCGTGGTGAGGAACGCTGCAGTATCTTTCTGGTGATCCATCGGCGTGAACCGACTTGGCCAGTTGTAATACTGAAGAATAGGCGCAGGCACATGAAAGCCAAGGTTACGCAGAACCATAGACTCATCGACACCATAAGGTAGAGCAACGAGGTCTTCGCCGTTGTGACTAAATGTTTTCGCATGAGGTATGTACTGAGCAATCGCACTATTCTCAGTGCTATTAATAATGATCTTGCGCTTCTCCGGTATTACGAGCATAACATTGCCCACCCTTTAAATTCCGTAATCCAATTCTCAAGGCTAGTCTCACGCACGATCCACACCTTTGCACCACACTGTGTAGCCGACTCTATCTCACGTAATTGATTCGCCGTACATACACCCTTGCCAAACTTCGTCTCTACCGCAAACGCATACCCATTAACCCAACCAACAAAGTCCGGTATACCTGCACGTCCGAACCCATTAGCGGGAGGCATAAACCAGTAGCATTTACTTGTAGCTTTTAGTATTTCTTTGACCTGCTTCTTTACATCACCTTCGTTGTTGATCTTCATCGTTTACCTTTTAATCTTGCATCAGGGCAAATTGTTCTCGCAGCACACCACGGGCATAAGCCTGATGGACTAGCCTTGAAAACACCTAAGTCAATAACTTCTTGTACCTTGTCAAACCTTGGGCGCATTGCTTGCCACAACGAATCTAAGAACCTACGTTCGTACTTCGCATTTGTTGTCTCGTTAAACTTCAACCATATAAACGATGTCTTAACTGTATTAACTTTAGGGAACTGCCACATCACCATCGCCGCAAATAACTGGAGCTGCGTAGGATTTTCCTTAACCTTACCCGTCTTATAGTCAAGGCAATACGCCGTATCACCGTCCACAACCAACACGTCAGCAATAGAACGAATCCACACATCCGGCGCGAACCAGTCAACTGGCGAGAGGTCGTTATTAACCGCCATTTGATATTCGAAATATTTATCTCCCGGTCTGGCAAGAATCTTATCTACGACACCACCCCACTTATCTAGTGTCTGCTTGCCCTCATCAGACAATGCCGCTTCGTCTAGCTTACCTAGCCCATACGCTTCTAGTATCTTGTGCACACGGTCGCCATACTCCGACGCATCGTTGCCTTGGTTTGCTACTAATTTAGATACGTACTGGTAATCAAACTGCGCCTGACACTGCTCGAATGTTGATAGGCGGCTAAACGATAACGGCATTACTTTGGTCATTAGGTTCCTTTATTTAGCTTGACCGTAGCTCCCCCCTATGCCGGTCTCGCAAGATACAGGAATAGCATTGCGACACCACAGTGGAGCCATGGACAAACACTCTTCCATATAAGCTCGCGCTTGAGTAAGTTCTTCGTTCTTTACTACAGATACAGCTTCATCATGCACGGACAGTTTGACTGGGTACTTCTTATTGATACGTGCAGTTTGCCACATAACGATCTTCATTGCAGCATGTTGTGATAAATTTTCTACAACTTTCGGTCCGTAGATTCTAATCCGCGATCTTCCCATTTGGTACGTCCACTCTTTCGACCGTTGATCAAACTGCAAGTCGCTATACACAACGCCCGGTTCACCCGGTCTGCCGAAGCCGTCGTTCTGCGTAATGAACCAGCCGTTAACATCTACGTTAGTTAAATTACAACCATTGGCAATATCAGGTAGTATTACGTGCTGGCAACGATCCCACAACTGCACTACCTCGCTATGAATCTGGCGATATAAATCCACGATGGCATGAGCGCGATTGTCGTCAATCTCTTGCACACTTGGGTCTTGCCGCGCAGCCAGCCGAACCATCTCTTTGAACCGTGGTGCTCCTGCACCGTACTGCAAACCTAGCATAGCCGTCTTGCCTAGGAACCGCTCAGCCTTGTCAGCTTTGGTAATGGTGCGGCCAAACAACTTGCTTGCAAAGTCGCAATACAAATCAACACCGTCTGCTAACTTCTGCACCACATCCCACTGCCCAGCCAGCGCCATCACAGTGCGTAGCTCGATGTTAGACGAGTCACCAACCAACACGGTATGCCCCTCGGGAGCCATGAGTGCGTCACGTAGTCCAGCCGAGATACCACGCGCAGGTAGGTTCTGCCAGTTAACACCGTTGCCACCGGAGTATCTGCCTGTAGTCTTAGCACCCCAAAAGTTCAGGTACACCGGCAACTGCCCCCGCTTGGCCATCTCATAGAACCGCAAGGCACGAGTCTCGGCGATAGTCGTCTTAACCCCTAGCCGTGCAGCTACTAGCGCCTGTACCTCTGCGTCGTCGTGCTCAAGTAGATCGGTGAATCCTTTGTCGGACTTAGCGAAGGCATACGTTTCCTTTTCCGTCCGTGCGCTGATCTTTAGTGGCGGAGCTACGCCTAGTTGCTCTAGCCGTGCGGCAAACTTATCGTTGGACATAATCGCATCCCGATCAATCGTAGCCAGCTGCATGAGTTCTTCTTTGCGCTTTACTTCTGCCTCGTACAGCTTGTACATCTTGTCTGCATCACCCACCAGCACAGGTTCTGTAAACATACGAATCGTCATGTCGATCAACATCATCTCAAGCGGCGGCGTGAAGTCATCCATCCTCTTAGCAGCAAGCTGGCACAGTATCGTATCGTGTTTGCAGTACTCGGCATACTGCGCCAACTCCAGTGGAAAGAACGTAGTTCTACGCCGACCTAACGCCTTAGTTACTTCTGTACCCTTAGCATGGAACCCGAAGTGCTTGGCCATGTTAGCCAGTGAATGTGATGGCAGGTGTGGGTACAGCATACGGAATTGTGCCAATGTATCCATCCACAGCTTAGGCTTGATACCGAACCGCTGCGTCAATATGAAGCCGTCGAACATCGCATTGTGGCAACGTACAGCCGAGTTAGCCCAGTCAAACTTTGGCTGCCATAGCCAGTCGTGCGTTTCTTCCTCAGTACCTGAGAACCATTCAGGTTCTTCGTCGTTGATCGCAATTGATACACCAACAACTTCAAAGCGTGAATCTAGTACGTACGCATCCGTCTGCATCTTGGACAGGGAATAATCCTTGTCGTAGTACGTCTCGAAGTCAACGGTCAGTGTGTTCATCGTACTGTTCCTTGCAATCTGTTTGCGACGAGCTGCGCGTAGCCAGCAATATCTACCCATGAATCTGCGTAGTCAGGATCACCATTCAGTATGCGAGCGATCTTGTGGGCAATCATATCTAGTGCTTCTAACTGATCGGCTTCCATTAACCGACTCATGTTCTCGCGCATGACGGTCTTTAGTTGCTGCGATATAACCGCGTGGTTCTTAAACAGTCCGTACTTAACGCCACGCTCATTCAAAATCGTATCGATGTCACTCATCTTTATCCCCTAAAAAGTATATGGTCGCACCGATAGCTCCGGCACACAAACCAACTGCAATAATCAATTCACCGACGAACATCAGCACACGTGCTACGTCCATGTTTTTTCTCCTGTCATCTTATTTTTAAGACTACGAGGAATCTTAGGCTTTGGACACCAACCTATACAGTCGTCTGTCCAATTGCCTACGATGAGTACTCCTCCCGGATTAAGTAATAGCAAACTTACTGCTCTTGGTGGTGGATCGACTTCTGGGTCTCTGAAATACAACATATCTGTTGTTACTTGGTTAAACTCAGTCATGGCTATTTTCCTTTTTGTTTCTCCCATATTGGTTGTATGGGTCTTGTACCTCTGTCACCGCCTACGATGATTCGCACATCACGTGGCACACCTTTGCTTGCATCAGATATATACTTTGCCATTGAGTAGTCACGACAGATAAGCAACACGAATCCTTGATCATTCAAGACCGTGTACGTCCTATCTAATCCGTCGTTAACTAAAACCATATAGCAATGCTATACGCACTCCCGCAGCTTTAGGATTGTTTCTTGTAACCTGCGTACTTCTTTCTGGAGTTCTGCTACCTTAGATTCTGCAGCGTATAACGCACCTGCTAGTTCTTGTTTAGTAAGATTACTCACTCGCTTAACAGGTTCGTAACTCATATGTTTTTCCTTACAATTAATTTGTTTTGCTTTACAATAAATGTACTAAGTTGTCCCTTGGTCTGGCGGCTTAGTGGTCACAGGGAAACCGGCCTGACGTTAGGCCGTTAGTACCCGTTCTTATCCTTTAGCTTGGCTTCGATGGCTCGGGTATATCTCCAACTTCAAAATGTTCAGCAATAAATTTTCTAACCGTAATTGCACCCGATGCCTCAACATCACAACCATGAGTCACAAAACTCATCTCCGTAACCT